CACAAGATAATGGAAAGAAACTAATTGCTCCAAATCCTACGGGTGAGGGATTGTTTGATCCTACAAACATTACGGATCTTCATTCACTATCAATAAATGATTATGCTAGTAAGCAATTGTCTGAAGGCCTTAGTGCTGCTTCACAAGATAATGGAAAGAAACTAATTGCTCCAAATCCTACGGGTGAGGGATTGTTTGATCCTACAAACATTACGGATCTTCATTCACTATCAATAAATGATTATGCTAGTAAGCAATTGTCTGAAGGTCTTAGTGCTGCTTCACAAGATAATGGAAAGAAACTAATTGCTCCAAATCCTACGGGTGAGGGATTGTTTGATCCTACAAACATTACGGATTTTAATTCAGACTTAAACAATTCCGTTAATGAGGCGAGTGCAGGCACTCAACGTAATGATAACATAGTCAAGAAACAAACTCAGAGTAACAATAATAATACTGTTACTAGAAATGGAGAGGCCGAAACTAATGCTGACTCCCTTGATTATAGCGACAAGCTGGGAGAGGTCTCAACAGCTTATTCTCCATACACAACACAAGAAAATTTGGAGCGTGATAAAGCATCGAGTAACTCCGGTAATTCTTCGGTTCTTCCAGACATGGAGTCAATTAATGAATATTTAACAACAATACAAATTAGTAAATTAAATGAAATGATTGATCATCTAGGAGCAATACGTCAAAATACAAGCAAGAACGGAGTGATGATGAATTCCCCAGAATTTACAAATAACTCTAGCTTTATTGGTAATGATTCAAGTCCTGAAACTGAATCTACGATGCTAGCACAAAAATCTAAAATTAAAAGAGTTCATAATAATAGTAATCGTGGAGAATGGGACACAACTTATGGAGACTACTCACCAGGCAGCATGACGACTTGAATGGCATAATATGGCAACTAAATGAATATTGTAAAATTTTTAAAATTAACATCAATTTAAAAATTTTAATTCATATTTTTAAATACAAAAAGGAACTATCATAACATAATGAAAGCAACAAATAATGGTCGTTTAGTTGAATTGCCAGATTGTAAAATTACAATACCAGGAGCAAGTTTGGAATCGAACTACAGCAACCTTCCGAACCCGTCAGGAGAAATACTTTTAAATAATTTACCAGATATCAATGATACCAAAAGTGCTGTTTATAATGGGGAGAACATTATTGGAAGATCATTTCCACTATACACTTACTCACATTCTGGAGAAAGAAGTATATCGATGCAGTTGCATTTTTTAATAGTCAATCCTAATGACGGATATAGAAACTTACAATACTTAAGAATGATTCAGAGTGCTGTTTATCCAAGAAAAGGAACCTCTAGTCCTTATCAACCACCTCCAGTTTGCACCATTAAATGTGGAAGTTTGTTAGACGATAAAGAACTTTGTGTGATACTGACATCTTATAGTGTAAAATTTCCAACAGATGTCGCTTGGGAAGAAAATACCTATTGCCCATATAGATTTGATGTTGATACATCATGGCTCGTTGTTTACACATCAGAAAAACTTCCATATCAAGAAGACATTATTGACGCCGCTAAGAAAAATAGAATATTTGAGATTCCATCAAAAAGATAAGGAAAATATGTCTTCAAAAATTGAAATATCCCAAGTTCTACCAAATAGCTTTTTGTCTTCTGGTAGTCGTTATATTAAACAAAATGTAATTTATTACGGAGAAAAAAAAATAATTACATTTGACATCTATAATAGAAATGAATATCAGAAAAATGGAAAAGAAAAGGTAATGATAGTAAGCAAAGGTGTCGAATATAGACCAGATTTAGTTTCTTATGATTATTATGGCTTTGTAGACAATTGGTGGAGAATATTAGAAGCAAATAAAATTAAAGATATTTTCGAATTTAAGGCAGGAAAAACAATTATTCTTCCTGATCAAATATTATGAGTTTAATAACTTGCGGTATGTATAACTGGCAACATAAAAATAGTTTAAATATTAGAAGCCAATCTTGGGCTGCTGGCGAACAATCGTGCTTTGCAACAGATTCGGAAGAAAAAAATAAAGTTCAATTTGAAGAAAAAGGAGAAGTTTTGGCACCTTGGGTAGCTATTACTTTTACAGACGAACGTAATGAGTTTATTACTGTAAGTAATAATTCTTCCACTCACACTGGCCCAAAGAATTGTGCCGTTATAACTAGTTTTAATTTAGGTGGATCAAACGGTGCTGAGGTTAGACTTACTATTTCAGACACACAAGGTGGGGAATTTACAACATTCCTAAATAACCTTTGTACTGATTGGAAATGTCTAAAACCAACTTCCTTGAACTCTATGAAACTTCAATTTGGATGGGTAAAAAGTAGTTGCGATAGTGTCATTACCCCAGTATCTAGATCTGACTGCTATTTTGTTACAATGACACGAATCGAAACTGATATAAATAATGGAAATTTTAATTTTACTATTACTGGAAACGATGTGGCAGGCCAATCCACTCTCGGATCTGTCGTTAAAGATATGGGAGGTAAAGGAGATCAAGCCATGCATCTAATCCACGCTCTACTAGAACTTTGGACTAATACCGTGCCTCCAACCGTTGGAGGAATAAATTTTATGCTTTTGGATAAAACAACATCCAAATTCGATAAAACCAAGACGAATCCGGAAATGGAAATGCCAGAAATTTTTTCGGGTCACGACCAGAAAACTAAACAATTAGGACCACTTGGCGTGTGGCAGGCGAACTCACAAGACAAGTTGAAAACAACGCAACGCTGGTTAGGTGAAAGTAAAAGTAAAAATAATAAACCGTGGGCTTTTAGATCTGATGTTAGTAACCCAGGTAATCCCATTCAATTTTTTGAATATGATCCTGTGCCACCAAATAATACGGATGAACCTAATCTGGGAACTTTTATTGTTAATGGAGGAAGTTATAGCAATGTGCTAGAATTTAATCCAAAATTTCAATGGAATTTTGGTTCCTTGACATCTGGCACAACCGGCGCATTAGGTGATAACAAGCTGAACGGCATGGGAACCGAAGGCTCTAAAAATCCGGGCACCCAAGATAATCCATCAACACAGCAACCAGGAGCGGGTGGCGTAACAACGACAAATTCATCTGAGGGTGAGAAAGATCGGGATGGTGATCAGGCTGTTAAGAACACAGCAGAAATAGAAGGCATTGATAAGACAGAGGGAAATAGCAAATTGACCATGGGATCTATTACTGCTGATCTTGTAATTGTTGGAGATCCTAATTTAATTAAGCCACAATTTGCCCTGGCGGGCAAGGTAGTTACTATTATTTTTATGAATCCTTTTCATTTAATTTCTAATGTAAATTCTAGTGAATGGCTTGCCAAACCAGCATGTAATGAGACTCTTACCAGTGGTAATTGGAACGTTAAATCTGTAAATCATCAAATTAATGCTGGAAGATATATTACAACTTTAGGATTATTTTTACCTTCGCCGGGGATTGAACTACCTCTTGGTGATAGAGCGGGAGGAGGTTCAAGAGGATGGAAGCCGAAGACCGACTGTTGAAACAGATCTTGTGGTTGGCCTGTGAGTATGGCCGTGTGACTAAGTATAGAAAAGGAAAAATATGTTTAAATTTATAAGTGCCATTTTTGATCGTTTGAATATAATTGAAGAAACAATTAATTCTATGGCAAAGTCGATAATAACTGAAAAAACAAGACCCCGCCAACAAGAAGTTGTATTAAAGGGATTAACACGTGCATTGTGTGTAGAAACACTTGATCCTTGGAAACAAAATCGTGTTCGATTTTTTCATCCAATTCTTAGTGATCCTAAATCTAAATTGTTCTCTTTGCCATTTGCAAGTCCCATATCTTCCATGGGTGGGTTTGATGATTGTGGATTAAATTGGGTTCCTCCAGCCGGAAGTGTCATCATGCTTTTGTTTGAAAGTGGCAACACGGATGCTGCTTTTTATATTGGAACATCATGGCATAAAGATCGTGGCAAGGATGGTCAGGACATTACGAGCATTTATAATTCTGTTGAATATGACAAAGTATCCAAAACTCATAGAAAAGGGTATATTGACGGCCCAAATGATGAATCTCAAGTATATCCTCCATGGAACACAGAATCTTATAATAGCAGTGACATTTTTACTACTTCAAATTATACAACAGACACAAATGAACAAAAGAAAAGTACGTATCCACATATTTATGGTTTTAAAACTCCTGAAAAACACATGCTAAAAATGGTAGACGGAAACGCAAAATGCAACCGTCGATGGAAACGCATGGAACTTATGTCTGGATGTGGTAATTGGATGGTTTTTAAAGATGACCATCTGCATTATGGTGGTCAATGGTCACATCCAAGCTGTTCTCCTAGTGGTGGTGGTGGTTCAGTTGAAACATGCTTCGAATACAGCGACTTACAAGGAAAACCGTTAGAAAAAGCTTCAAGTTGTGAACCTGATTGTGAATGTCCTAGAACACAAGGTGAAAAATGTGCTCCTGAACAGTGTTCTAGTATTCTTGGAGGTCACTCATCTACTCCGTGTGATCCAAAAACAAAATATTGTGATTCTCAAAGTGGCACTAATAAATTTTTTAAACACAAAAATGAATGTCGTCCATATAGTGGGCCTGGTACTCCTCAAAATAATAGATGTGATCTTCCACAATCTGGCATTCAATTTCTTTCTATTTCTGGTCACTCATGGGTTATGGACGATTCAGTTGAGGAGCCACGTGGTATTCCAGCATGGGAAAGAAGTCTTGAAAAATTTGATTTTGGTTGTAATGACAAGTTTTTAGGACGAACATATTGGAAAAGTGCAACTGGACATTCAATACTTATGTCTGACGTGGAAGAGTTAAGTAAACTACGAGGAAAAGACAATTTTATCAGAATTAAATCTGCCTCAGGAAATAAGATTGAACTTAATGATCACACAATTGGAGAATCTGATAAAGGTTGTCCTCCTAATTATGCGGGAGAAGAAAGAGGGATACACATTGAAAGCACATCAACTCATCGTATTAAGATGATTGATCACATGAATTTACAGTGTTCTACTGTTCGCACAGAAGGCGGAACTCCGAATCCAAAAGCAACTAAAGCATACGTACAGATTCGTTCTGGTTATGGATTAGAGATGAGATATAGTGATGATTCTAGTCAAACACAGACCCAGAATCAGTGGATTCAAATTACAAATCCTCAGTGTGTTAATCCTGATAATGATGAAGGTTGTAATCCTAGAGGACCGCATTTTTTAAGATTTCAAGGTCGATCTAAGGATCAGCCTGGAGTTATATTTTTAAGAGCGGGTGGTCATTCTATTCGTCAAACAAATGATCAGGACATTGTTATTGTTGGAGACAAAGATAATAACCCATCGGACAAAGTGACTATTGTTAGTAAAAAACACATACGAGTCACACAGGATACGGATTTTAGATACTCTGGAAAAGAACATATTTTTTTTGCTGAAAACCGAATTCTGTTAATGGCTGGCAGAGATTGTCCTCCTCCACCGAAAAAAAAATGTAAGAGTGCATGTCTTTGGGGAGTAATAATAGCACGCTGTGGTAGAAAATGTCCAATTACCCAATGGATGCATTGGACAGAATTATCTGTAAGCGAGCGTGTTTTTGCTTCTGGTTATCATGAATGTAAAGTTTGCAGCAGCGAGCCATGTCCGACTGGATGCGATTATTTAGAGCCAGATCCTCCTCAAACCAGTATAGATACTGGAGCAGGAATAATTGATGTTTGATTAATGATTCTACAGTTATCGAAGAAACATGATTTTATAGTCTTTGTTGTCCACAAAAACTTAATTTCGTGATTTTAGGTGACTATTATATCATACCCGATAGTAATCAGGTTCATTATGGAAAATAAAAAATTTTTAGGTTTACAATATCCACTTGTTAAAACTCATAGGGGAATTCTTGCTCAAAATACTGGAGTTGATCAAATAAAGGCTGATTTATTGCAATTATTGCTTACAAATCCTGGAGAAAGGGTGATGTTGCCTTCATATGGTACGCCTTTAAGGGAGCTTTTATTTGAGCAAAATGATAGTACTTTATTGAATCGTGCAAAACAATCTATTTCAAATGCTATATTAACTTGGGAACCAAGAATTGTTGTGACAGAAGTTGAAGTTAAAAATAAGCCTTTAAGAGCCTCTCTTAATTACAATGATTCCTATGATGAATCTGAAAGCATACTATATATTAGAATAAAATTTGTTGATCCAAATAACATAAAAGAAGTAGATGAATTAGTAATTGAAAGACCTATTGGTGGAGCTTAATTATGGCATTAGAAAATTGTCCTTTTGATATAACGCCTTACGATAAATCTGGATTAGTAAAAGTTCCAAGACTTGTTAATTTAAATTACACTAATCAGGATTTCTGGTCTATGAAATCAAGACTTATTGATTTCATTAAAGAGAGATTTGGTGATTCTTTTAATGATTTTGTTGAATCAGATTTAGCAGTGATGTTGATTGAGAACTGGGCATTTATTGCAGATACTCTTAGTTTTAAGATGGATCAAATTGCAAATGAAATTTTCATTGACACCGTGAGTGAGGTTGATAACGCTTTCAGGTTGGCAATGTTAGTTGGATTTTATCCACAACCACCAATTGGTGCTCGTTCTTTTTGGTCTGCAACTATAAGTAATCTTTTAGAAACTGACCTTGAAATGGAAACTCCTGTTTCTGTGCCGATTTATACTGAGATAGGCCAAAGATATATAGAGCTTTATGCGGCTGATAAATTTAATCATCCCATTTTTGGACAAAGTATTTATATTCAGGCTGGTTCTTTTTTAACAGCTTCCATTGTTGGCTTAGAAGGTCGCACATATAGCCAATTAATTACAGGAAATGGTTTATCTAACCAATTTGTTCCACTTCCACAAGGACCGGTTTTGTTTGGTTCAATTAAAGTAAATGTGGATGGAAACGAATGGAATGAGGTCAAGTATTTCACTGATTCTCAGCCTAGAAAAGAATTTAGAGTTGAATATGATACAAATTACAACGCATTCATTATGTTTGGAAACAATAAATCTGGACTGATTCCGTCACTTAGTTCACAAATTAATGTTTCTTATAGAGTTGGCGGTGGTTTGGCCGGAAACATTGTTACTGGAGCAGTTGAGACACAAATTAATTATCTTGTGCCTGGTTTTAACTTTAGAGTTCCTGTTACTTTAAGGAATTATACAAAAGGTGAGTTTGGATATGATGGTGATACTATTGATGATATAAAGCGTAAATTGCCATATTATTTAAGAACTCAAAACAGAGTTGTTTCCGGTGATGACATTGAAACATTTTCTTCGCAATTTTCAACAGAATTTAATGGCCAAGTTGGAAAATCTAAGGCTATTCTTAGGAACTATGGTTGCGCTGCCAATGTTATTGATTTATATATTTTGGCGAGACAAGATGCAGATGGTCTGGTGACATCAGATAATGGTTTAAAATTAGATCTAATATCTGCTTTAGAAGACAAAAAAATGATTACAGATTTAATTTGTGTAAAAGACGGTGTAGTTATAGAGGTTGACACAAGCATAGACGTAGTTTTAAATAAATTTTATAGAAAATTTGAAGAAGAATTTAAAGAAAAAATAACAAGCAGAATTAAAGGTTTTTTCTTATTAAATAACTGGGACTATGGAAAAATTTTAAAATCTGTAGATTTAGTTAAATCAATTGGCGACATTCCTGAGATAGTAAGTTTTGAAATTAATTTTCAGACTGCTGATACAAACAATTCTGGAGAAATAGTTACAACTAGATACTATGAAATAATAAGACCTTCGGTTATAACAATTAGCTTTGTTTATGAATAAAAATGAAAATTAAAAAAATAAATGAAAATCCCACCATTAGTGATGTGATTCTTTTAGAGATCGAAACTCCAAATGCCTTGGGTTGTTTTGACATTGACCCATACAAGGTGGAAAATTTAACTATTTATTATGTAGAACGTAGTTTTTTTGGAGAAAATTACGGTGAATATGATAATGTATCTACCCCAGACTATCTGTTGAAAAAATTAAAAAAATCAGAAGAAGAATTGTGTGATAATCTTAATCAAGATAACTTGATGGCAGTTAATATAATAAAGTCAGAAATATCTTCGGCTTCAACTACAAACACAATATACTTTAATGAAAGAATTGTTGTGAAGAGTGTTGGAGATCATAGTTTTCCGGCATGGTTATCTACAGATGTCCTAAATTCCATGTTGGTCTTGCAGGCGGAGAGTCCCGATGGGATTCCTCAAGTTGGACGTTTCACGTATGAATGGGATCCTAAAGGTCATGTTCGTGAAGGTGATTATTTTGTTTGCTGGACATGGACACCATTAGCAGATGGAGAAAGTTTATCTAGCAGTATTCATTTTACGATACAGGGTGATGGATATGCAGTTTCTACAATGCCAACACATGTTACGATTCCGGGAAAGTACGAAACATTACTAGATATTTACTTGCCAGAAATGTACAAATATACTTTGTCTGATAATGATATAACTCCTAAAGTCACAGAACAGTTCAACCTTTCTGTGGCAAAAGGATTTAAATTTATTGAGGACATGGCCAATCAAATCATAGATTTGTTTGATGCAAACGCATTACACGAATCTATGCTTGTTTATTTATCAAACATGTTTGCCATAAAATTAAGATCAAGTGATTCAACTCTTTGGCGTCGTCAAATTAAAGAAGCAATTCCTCTTTTTAAGAAAAAAGGAACATTAAATGGTTTAAAAGATGCTTTTTTTCAATCAGGGATGGAATTAAATTTATTTATTCAATATTGGCAATTAGTTTCTCGTCACACTTGGGTTGAATCTTTTAAGGTTAAAGATTCTGCTAATTTTTTATTGGAAAAAAAAGATATTATATTACCTACAAATCAAGAAAACTTTAAACTTGAAATTAAGCATATAAATTCCACAGAATATATGGAAGTATCTATCGATAATGTTTCATTTAGCACTGGAGAGGATGGAGTTATTACAATGTCTTGGGTTGGAGATAAC